AATGGGCGTTCCTGCCTCCCGGCCGATTTTGACTGGTTGCGAAACATGGTATGGAGCGGGTTTGTGATTCCTTGGTGCTGATGTCTCAAGCTAGCGAGTCGTTCAAGAGGCTCTAAATCCTGATTAGAAATTTAAAAAAATCGGCCGGGAGGCAGGAACGCCCATTATATGCAGACATATGTTTTAGAGGTTGTTTGTGTGTGAAATGATTCTCTCTATTTGAAAGGCAATTTGAAGAGTCTGCATATGCAGACATATGTTTTAGAGGTTGTTTGTATGTGAAATGATTCTCTCTATTTGAAAGGCAATTTGAAGAGTCTGCATATGCAGACATATGTTTTAGAGGTTGTTTGTGTGTGAAATGATTCTCTCTATTTGAAAGGCAATTTGAAGAGTCTGCATATGCAGACATATGTTTTAGAGGTTGTTTGTATGTGAAATGATTCTCTCTATTTGAAAGGCAATTTGAAGAGTCTGCATATGCAGACATATGTTTTAGAGGTTGTTTGTATAATTTGAATGATATCCCCTGAAACCAGATACAGGGTCCGTGGTTCACTAGGATGTGGTGAGAGGAAAACAATTGTCATTGACGAATTCCGTACCACAAAGATCTGGCACAAGGACAGCACCACCGTCCTCCAGAGTGTGCAGTCCGAAAAAGAAGGGCGCACGGTTTGAGGCTTGCTATGGTGCAGTTCCACCATAGAGAACAGCAAGTTGTTTGTAAACCTTGACCTAAATGCAGCCATTAACATCCACAATTTCTTTACAATGTACCCAATCCGCCCCGGAATTCTTGCGAGTCCAAAGAAATATTGCAAACTGGAAGTTGTGGTAGGACGGAAAATTGATTACAAGCTGACAGGTTCTTTACAGAACGCAGTGTCGAGAGAAGTGTAGAAGATAAACACATACAAGAGGACTTGGGATATTATGCATCATGCTTTGGAAAGATATGTCGTCGGATCTTGTGGACACACAAGTACCCAGTCAGTTGTCATGGGGGGTCATCAGGAGGTGGGGGCGGGTCTCGCTGGCCTTGCCCTGAAAATTATTCCCATTAAATGTCGATGGCCTTTTTGTTCGATGCGGTGCGTGTGCCTGCAGCGGCACGCTTTCCCCCAGTCGCCTTGGTCTTGGTTTTTGTTGCATTCTTTGCATTGGATGCGGGAGCCTTGATTGTTTCTTTGACAAGATCGTCTATTGAGCCAATGTCCATGCTATGCACAGGAGACAATGAGAATGTGGTTGTTGTAGGCGGAATGATGAGTCGATCTCGATCATTACTTCTTACATTATCGCTTTTTACAGCAACATCACTCTTGCTTTCGAAGACATCGCTCTGTAGCTCGCGCAGGATTTCGTCCACGTTCTTGGGTCCGCGCATGAAGTTCTGGGGAGGTGCGGGAGGATGATGTGGCTTAATTCGGATGTCTCCTCCTCCTCCCCCTCCTAGTCCGAACATGGATCCGATCGCTCCCATGATACCCCCCCCTCCCGTACGTGGTGGGGGAGGAGGAGGTCGGTGACTCCCTTGACTATCATTAGGGTTGTTGTTCATGGTGTCGAGCGTCGCCTTTGTGAACTGTCGCATGAGGTCAGGGTTGCGCTTCATGACATCCCCAAGATCGGGCATGTTGCTAGAGCGGAACATCGAGTTTGTCAAGTGGAACATGAGCCCGCTGCCTCCTACCATCATCATCAGGTTAATCTCCGGGGCCATCTTGGCCTTGCCACGGTACTTCAAAAAGAGCTCCTCGAACACGTCGTCGTAGTCGTCCAGGTTCTCGTTGATTGAATCAGACCATCCGTTCAGCTTAACGTCGAAAGGGTCGAACTTGGTGTTCATAAATTCTAATCCGGTGACACAGGCCACGAGCATGCGCCTCTGGAAACGAACGCTCACGTCTATGTCGCGGTTCTGCTTCAGACGCTCGTACTCTGCCTCGATATTCTCTAGCGGGTCGTTCATGGTGTAGCGCCGGGGAAGGTGTGCACCTTTCTGTTCCATACGGTCCAATCGGTAAATGAGCTGCTTCTTTTTTGTCTCATCCTCTCTCGTAGGTTTGTTGTAGCCTCCGCTATCATTAGAGTTGGCACGACCCCGCCCACTACCCATCTGTGTTCGGTCGTGGCTCCTACTACGCGAAGCTTTTGATCGAGATGAGGACGCATCAGATTCCGACATAATGCTACAATCGTCGTCACTGCTGCTGATTTTATCAGCGATGATGCTAGGAATATTGTGGTTCATAAAGCCACCAGTGTTTATCGGGACTGGCTTATTATTAGTGTTCGTGTGTGTCATGTCGATAAGTTCGTCTACACTGTCTGCATCTCCTCCGATATCTCGAACGGACATGGAGCACACGGACGATGTACGGGATACGAGAGTTGGCTGATACTGTTGTGGTGGTCTGGGTGCGTTGTACGCGGTATCGGTTGTGTTCGAGTTGTGCACCAGACTGATATGCAATGGCGGGGGGTGCATACTGGTTTGATCGAGTTTAGAGTTGGAAAGCAGGTCAATTCCTGAAAAAACATCCATGTTTGTTTTGTTTTGTCTACACAACAAGTATCTGGATATTGTGTTTTTTTTTTATGCTTCTGACCGAACGCGAGAATGAATGATGTTCAAACAAGTTGGTCGATCGTGAAGGATCCCATGGAGATGGTCACTATCGCGATGGTGAATGCCCACACGATGGTCAGGATCGCCACGATCCACGACCATGCGTGGCAGTGACCGTGTATCATGCAGTTGATCGAATAGACGCCTAGGAAGAATGGAAGCATTAGGAGAAGGGCGATGAGCAGTCTGTAGGCAAAGTTGTAGGGGACTCTGATGTACTTCTTCTCATTTACATTGTAGGTGTACATATCAAAGGGTAGCAACACAATGATGATCAGTGCTATGTAGCCTACTAGGGCTACTACTGCTGGCTGCGACATCTTCAACCCCAAAAGGGCGATGTCTTGATGGGATGTTAAGGATGGTGCCATTATGTTTTTGTAGTGTTAGAAATTCATACATATATCGTACACCGAACTTTTTTTGTAGTTCACTCAAGTGGCGATGGTGTATCCTGGACGTCGTTGTTGTTGTTGTTTTCGCAGTAGACCGAGAGGTCCACTCCCATCACAAACTTGGCGTTGGCGACGAACGTCCCGGTTGCGCCTCTGGGGTACCTGAGCGTGGTCTTGTTAATAATCACGCACGACATCGATTTCAGGTGGTTCTTGAAGTCTCCTTTGGCGATGGCGCGGTGTCCCGTCTGTCGGCAGTATTCCTTGTACGTCTCCATGAAGTCCACGTACGGCATGTACAGCTCGGGGTCAAAGGTGAGTCTGCCGCTACGGAGGAAGGATATCATCGAGTTGACGCTCTCACTGAGCTCATCCTTGGCGCGGTGGAATTCTGAAGGCAAGTGCAGCCAAACGTTATCACGCGCGTACAATCGGACAGCCTTGAGGTACGACCTGTTGGTGCGTATCAGGATGCACCCCATCTCCCGAGAGAGCTTCTGCCCCAGGAGCATGTCTCCTCTGGTCACACAGTGGTCGAATTCGAAGAGCACGATGCGCCGATTGATGCTACCGGAGTTGTCCACCCAACCTGGAACCTCATTGCCAGCTAGAATACCGGGCACCTTCCACTGGATGGTGCGCGCGGTCGAGTACTTCACGGCGACCTGTACTGTCTCTCCAGACACCACGCTCTGGAATTCGGCCTGTTCTAGAGCGATGTCCGATTTGATCTCCGGTCCGATGAAGATGAGTTTTTCGTCAAGCGCGGACAACCCGAACTTCTTCTCGATGTTGTTCGATAACACACCAACGTCATGTGCTTCGTAGATCTCCCTGCACACGCGTGTGAGAATGGTGCTCTTGCCGGTGCTCGCGGCTCCCTTCAGGTATGGGAGGACCTGCCACTCATCAAGTTCACCCACCTCGTAGATAAGCCGTCCAATGAAGACGTACATCCACCAGCTGACATCGGGACTCATCTTCTGGAAATCGAGAATGCTCTGTAGGTAGGGTGTCGGTGGCTGCCAATCCTCTTCGGTTTCTTCCTCGGCGCATGGAAAGTCGAGGTCGAAGTACTTCGCCGCCACGACGTCATCTCCCCGCTCGCTCATTTTTTCATAGGGCACGTAAGTATCAGTGGGGGCGAAGTACACACCACCCTTGAACGAGAAGACATGGCGGTCGCGCACTAGGTCGGGGAACTGCACGTCCCTGCAACACGTGAGGTGATCCACAACGGCGTTGATGTTGGTCCTCACGCTCGTCAGGTTGAGCCACATGTCGAAATTGAGTTCCTTCTGCGTATTCTGGTAGACGAACTCCTTGATGGTGCACACCCGGCGCCACGCGTACGTGCACAAGTTGTCATCGGTGTACCTCACGGCGTAGCACTCCCCCCCGTTGTAGCGTCGGTATCCCATTTGGTGTAGGCTATTCAGGATGTACATGAGCAGTTGCTGGACCTTGTTGGCGTTTTCGATGCTCTGTGGTGAGAAGCGAGCGACGCTGGACATGATGTCCTCGTTCAACCTTTTTGTTTGTTCGTCGTCTACCAATTCGTCATTGTCGCTCTCACGTTGTTGTACCCTATCGACGTTTCGAAGACTGGTAATACTGGCCCTGAGACTTTCCGTGGTGTGCCGTGCGTAGTAGAGGAACTCGAGCAGTTTTTGCACCATGCGTTTTTCGGACGCCGACGCTTTCTTGTCAAAGACAGCCCCGTGCGCTGCTTCGCAGCACCGGTCTATTACACTATTACTATCGTTTTCCCCGGTATCGGAGTCGTTGTCTCCTCCTCCTGCATAGTGATTCAGTGGTCGGAGCAGATCCAGCATCTCGTTCGCCTTTTGCAGGATATGCGTCTGCGAGCCTCTGATGACGTCGCACGCTACGTTGATCTCGTTCCTCCAAGCGGATGACGATGATGACTCATTTCCCGAGTCTTCGGGAGAGCGATTCATGGCGTGACGGCCGTGAATTGATATATCATTGGTTGGGTATCAGAGCCTCTTTACACCCATCATTGCACGCACAATTATCAGGAACACGATCGAGTGCAGGAACACGCCAATGTAGCTTGGTCCACCCGATGCGTTCCTGATTCCCTTGTACACCAATGAGGTGGCATGGTATGTCAGTGGCAGAGAGATGACGATGAACACGATTGCTGTGTACAGAGAGTACCGCCACTTGTCGGCGGACGAGGGACTTTCGATTGGTTGAGATCCTCCCATGTTTTTATGTGTACTGTAAATGGTATTTTTTTTCACGTGTTTAGACCTTGAACGCCCATTAAATGCCAAATGAAGCTGAACCCAACCAAGGCTCAGAAATCGATGCTGGCAGAGTTTGCGGGGTGCAACCGGTTCATGTACAACAAGGTTGTGGCAGCACACGGTTGGGCGTCACAGGTCTATCTTCCGAATTCGAGATCGCTCTCACAATCGCAAGGTTGCATGAACTGCATGGAATTGATGGGACTACACTCGACGGAACATACAGTTGTTCTCAAATAATTTTGGGACACTCAGTATAATTTGAATGATATCCCTTGAAACCAGGTACAGGTCCGTGGTTCACTACAAATATTTTTTGAGGAGTCTCAGGAAGGTTTGTAATATATACAACGTGTCCAATGAAACCGAAATCTCCATGAAATCCAAGAACGTGATCAAAAAAAAAGTATGCGGTGCGTTGGGCACTACATTTTGGTGATGGCAGAAGCCGCAGCGACTGCAACCGGGAGAATCATAGCTTGGAGAGGTTCCTTTTTACCCCTGGGGGGAGTTTGAAGGAACTTCTCGTACGCCACCTTGAGTGCGCCGACAGAGTCGGCCATGCACTCAGGCACGTTTTCCAATGAAATGACTGCCTTGCAAACAGTCTGAAGAATTGTGACTGTTGCGCCTTGTGCGATCTTACCCTTGTCCTTCTTCTGCACTACACCGAAGATATTCGTCTTATTGACGAACTCCTCGATAGTGTCGGAGTCTAGGCGTGTATGAGTGTAGGACCCTCCACAATAAGTGGAGGAGGTCCCACTAGAGGGGGCAGGCGACTGCAGCAGCTTCGTAGCAGCTTCGAGTACCTGTTGGAAATCAGCAGATACTATATCGATTTGTGCAATGCGAGCAGCTTCTTTTTCAGCGGATGCCTTGTTGGCATCTGCCTTGTAAGCAGATACTTCGACTTCAGCAGTTTCTTTGAGACCGACTGCAGTGTCAGAAGCTGCATTGAGAGCAGCATCCTTGGCAGAAGCCGTAGCGACGGCAACCGGAAGAAGCATAGCTTGGAGAGGTTCCTTTTTACCCCTGGGGGGAGTTTGAAGGAACTTCTCGTACGCCGCCTTCAGTGCACCGACAGAGTCGGTGAGGCAATCCGGAATGATTTCAATAGAAACCACTTTGTCGCAAACATTCTCTAGTTCAGAGACTGTTGCCTTCGAAACGATCTTCTTTCTGTTAATCTGGAGGAAACCAATGATACCCGTCTTATTGACGAATTCATTGATGATCTGTGTAGAAGTTGAAGAAGACATGATGGGTGTTTTCAATATTTTTCAATAGTTGGATGTTGTCATCTTAAAGGAATTAAAAAGTCGTCAATTTTTTTCCACAAATAATCCAATGAAAAATAATAATTTGTAATGACTGATCAGGTAAGATTGTCGGATGTGAATGATTTGCTTGATATCGTGGTTCTTTTTTGATCACGGATCTCCATGAAATCCAATAACGTGATCAAAAAAAAAGTATGCGGTGCGTTGGGCACTACATTTTGGTGATGACAGAAGCCGCAGCGACTGCAACCGGGAGAATCATAGCTTGGAGAGGTTCCTTTTTACCCCTGAGGGGAGTTTGAAGGAACTTCTCGTACGCCACCTTGAGTGCGCCGACAGAGTCGGCCATGCACTCAGGCACGTTTTCCAATGAAATGACTGCCTTGCAAACAGTCTGAAGAATTGTGACTGTTGCGCC